CGGAGGCCAGCACTCATAGGGCAGGTAGGTCGGGTCAGGCTCTGCATCCCAAAGGATGTCGACGCAGTAAGTTCCCTCTATTTCACCCAGCGGCACTGCGAAGCCTTGCGGCACTGGTAGCGCGGTGAATGTCGCTTCGTTGGGGAAGGCGTATTTGCGGAAGGTAGCCATTTATAGTCGGGTTAATTCGGCGAGTTGGTCGTTAGATAGCCGTGTTGTGTAGAGGGCAACGGCGCGTATGCGGTTTGGGCCAAATAAAGCACTGCTATAAAACTGTCTTACTAAAATTTCAATTAAAGTCAACGGATTCTCAAAAGCAAAAGCCGTTGTGTCTGTACTGCCTACTTGCACTCCGTTGACAAAAGCCGCGCTATCGCCTGACTTATAGCCAATAGCCACTTTATATGTCGTTCCTATTGTTGCTACTTGTGTAAAATTGATATTCAAATTTGAACCACCCGATCTATATCTTATTCGCAAAACCAATGAATTAGTGCCATTGTGTAAAATGCCAACGTAATTTTGAGCACTATTATAGGCGTTAGGGACAACTATAACATCACTTATTGAGCTTAGTGTAAACTCGCAGTACAAAACCCCCTCGGTTTGGCCTATCAGCGAACTCACAAGCGCCCCCGATGCGCTGATGACATCAGCGGCACGGCTTACTGCTGCTGTCGTTGTGGGGATGAAACTGGTGGGAGATGCACCGAGTTCTATCTGCGGTGCAGCGAAGCCGAGTTCAGTGCCGACTGCCGCTAGTGAGGCTAAAGTTACCCCCGAAACAGGTGCCAATCTAAATGTAGTAAGTGTGCCGCTTGCCGTCATCGTAAAGGTTTCCGAGCATCGGTAAACATCCGTTCCCCATTGCTCAACCCTTCGAATGCGGTTTGTTGTGCCTGCTGTGTTGTAAATTGAGCCGCTACTAAACGAACCGCTTACATTAAATCCACCGCCAAGGTCGCCTGACGCTGCACCAGTTATTGACGCATAATAACCTCCAATTGTGTGCGCTCCTGTTTTCTTGATAAAAAAACTAAGAGTATAAGTGCTACCGCTCGCAAGCGCAACATTATTGTTTGTTCTTGCAATATTACCATTTCCAGTACCTGCGCCAATGTTACTTCCTGAAGTGTTTACCTGAAGATTGACGCCACTTACACCAAGTACATCAATGACACCGCTTGTAAATCCTGACCAACACGTCCAATTTGTTGTCGTGTCGGTAGAGTTCAAGATGCCGTTGCTCGCACTCGCCTCAACCAACAAGGCAGGGCAAGACTGCCCCAGCCAGTCAATTCGAGGTATATTTGCTGCAATAGTGCCATCGACAGTTACCCCAGCGAATCTTGTCCTCGCAACCGTTGTCGTAGGAATGTATTCAGAAGCAGATGAGCCCACTTCGAGTTGTGCGCCCCAAACGTATGCACTATTTCCGTTGTCGCTTTGAATGACAGCACTTGTCATCGTTCCGTTACTTGTGTTTGCACGGATATTCCCAGCAACCGAAACGCTCATAAGAACAGTCATTCTGCAACGATACCATCCATTTCCGTAGTTTTCAATGCCCTGCGATTGCAGTGTATATCCGCTGCCAACGACTCCGCTAACCGCAAATGCGCCAGTGTTCAAATTCCAGATGACTGCCACGCCACTCGCAACACCTCCGTTCTCCATCGTTAATCCAAAGAAACCACTGCCTGCTTTCGCAAAAGCTGAATATGTGTAAGTAGTGCCTGATACAAATGAAAAAGACTGAATAATCCTTGCGCTGCCACTTGCGGTTGACGTTAATAAATCAGCATCAGTTGAGCCATCAGGAGCAGTAAAAGCAGTCGTCGAGCCAGTCGTTACCGTTATGTTTGTTGGCGACCACGTTCCAGAAATTTGAAAGCCAGCACTCTGCAACGCCAAGTTAGTCTTAGCTATTTCAATAAGGCCGCTACTATTGACGCGTGTCGCTGAGGTATTGCGGCTCACGGTGAAGTCAGGGGGAAGTCCTACTACATTCGTCGATTCATTAAGCCGAGTAACTGCTCCTGTCGAGGTAGCAATCATAGGCGTAGGTACGCTAAATCTCTCCAACTGCGGAGAGCCGATGCGAATGGTGTAGTTGTACGCTGTTCCGCTTGTAAGGCCATGCCCCCAGCGGCAGGTAACGAAAGCCGTTGCACTGTCCGTAAAAACCCTCGATACATTGTACCTCTCAAACGGCCCTCCAACAGATAAAGAGCCTAATCCAGTAATATTACTCCCCTGAAGGAATCCTTGTGATGAATTTAACTCTTGAAGCTGCCATGTGGGGGAAACAGACGCAACAGACCCGCTAATCAACTGAAGGTAAACGGATGTGTTCCAAGATTGACCGACAAAGGCAGCAATAGTGCTTGAAGATAGGTTAGGTCTGATATTCAGAAAACCAGTCGCCCCTGCCGTTCCACTCACCGTAACATCAATGTAATTGACCGAAGTGCCGTCAGCAGCTACGGCAGTCCCACTTGCGCTATACGATACAGTTATCCCAGCAGGGAGCGATGCTATGCTCCAATTTGTCGGCAGCACACCACCTGTCGCCCCTGCCATCGAATTGTTGGGCAAATAGTTAGTTCGGCATATAGGCCGCTGAACAAAAAGACTCCCTGCGTTAATAATCGAAGGGACTACAACAAGAGATGGGTTGTTCTGAATTACCTCCCGAAGATTGTTGTACCTCCCACGAAGGCATCCACCGCCAAACTCCTCTGTACCAGCAGCATTTGCACCACGACCACGAGCAAGGGCATTTTCCTCAGCATACTGCCGAAGGACATGGCGGGCATTACCACCTAATGAAGGGCCATCTAATAAGGGCATAATTAGTTATAGAAAGCGAAAACATTACCACTAACAGGCGTTACGGCTGATATTGTCCTGCCATCATTGGCACGGATAATCATACCCGTGTAACAAGTTATCCCCGAAAGATTTAACCCCGTAGGAGATGCAGATAGCAGGTTGTTGGATGCGCTATCAGTCAAAACGCTGAACGAACAGGAGGCGTTAATCATTAAAGCCGTGTACGTCTTACCCGTAACTGCACTTGTTACAACCTCCATCTTAGAGCCTAAGCTGGCAACAGGAGAGCTGTTCGCCACATAACTGCTTAAAGTGGTTAGAAATGCCGAAATACTCGTTCCTATGGCCGTAAGAGCAGCAGCAGTAATGACTAAGGTTATCTGCCCATCTTGATATATTTTCAAGGTAATCTCCCCCGTAGTAGGGTCGTAGAGATTGCAGATGATGTCCTTATAGTTCACATAGAAAATCCTGCCATCGGCATAAGTCAATATTAGCTGAGTAGCCCCAAATGTGCGGGCGGTTAATGCGGGTAATGCTGACATTTTATTTCAATTTATGGTGCTAAGTTACTACAATTTGAATTATCGGTTTTGGCTACAACGATACCACACACATACCTGCACTCACAGCCTTCACATGGTGCGTGTCAGTCATGTTCTTAACCCTTACCGTTAAGGTGTTGCCCGTAGATAGAGAAACGAAGCACTGAACAAATACCCCCACAGCCTTACTATTCGACATAATATCCCCAGAAAGAGCCCCTGCAACAGGCGTTAAGTTCTTGGTAATAGCAACCCTTATCTCATCACCGTTTTGCCCATCTAACGAGGCGTTTACAGTAACGTGGAATAACTTAGTCGTAGCCCCCGTATAAGTAATAACCCCTGCATTAGAAACGGTGAAATCGCCTGAATTGGCAGAGGCCGCAATAGAAGAGCCTACGTTCAGGTTTGCGTATGTATTTGATGCGAGAAAGTTAGTCTGCGGTGGCGTTATGCCCTCATCGGTAGTGCCCCACCCTGCGTATAGTGTAGCCGAGCCCCCACCGCTTATTGAGCTAAGTGGTAGTTTCTTAGCAGCAGCATAGCCCGTAGCATCAATAGCCACAAACTCTGCCCCCGTAGTCGAGGAGGCTAAATCCAAGTCTTTTATTCTCTTTCGTGCCATCTTAATAAGTTAAGGTTGTATCGCTATCAGAAGCTAAATCGTTATCTACATTGACTGCTATGGCGTTAATATCGCAAGGGTCGGCATTAGACAGACACTTGGCATCAATCCTAACCACAACATCCATATCCACCGCTATAATGTAATTCCCCGTGTCCCAAGAGATAGACGCACCCTCAAACTCAGAGGAGAGAATAGTCGAAATATCGTAGTCAATACCACGAACATCGACATCAATGAAAACAGCACCCACCGACTGAGCAAGAGTAGGGTACAACCCCCCGACCTTAGCCCTAATCAGCTCACCCATCTCGAAGTTTCTATAACCCTTTCTCTTGCCAATAACCACAAGCATAAGCGGCTGAGTAATCGAAATGAGGTCTTGGCATCCAATAAACATATCATCTTCAATCTGCTCGGAAGAATCCTTCCCCGACATTCGGATGTAGGCTATGCCCTCACTCCACTCGTAGCCATCGACAACGTGCCGATACTCGCCATTCGAGCAGTAGATAGAAGGGATTAAAGACTCGCCATCAGGGATGAGTTCCGCAAAGCCATAGTGTCTTGCAACGCCAAACTCCCGAAGCCTGTCTAAAATGCCGTTTATTACTGATAGTATCATACTATGATATGTCCGATGAGGTTAGCTGCCATTGAGTAGCACGAAAGTTCAGGCGCATGAAAAGTCTGTTAAAGTGCCCTGTAAACATATTCTTTTCATCCAAAGAATGTTTTACGAACATAGACCTATACTGCTGCGTCAATTTAATGACCTTATTAGCATTGGTCTTGCCTTTTGGGATTTTTGGAGTGTCCCAACTTGGGTTTGATATTGTACTATTATCTATGATAACAGCCCTCCTCTTGTTCCCCTTATAAGAATTTGCCTTCTGAGGAATCTTGCTGAAGTTCTTCTTCAACTCACCCGTATAAGTAAGGTTCACAGTGTCGCTCCTCAACCCTTGTATGGCTTTAAGCTGCTTATAACCATTCAATGTCATATAGGGTATTCTCCTGCCTTTTTCAGAAAAGTACCCAGTAGGCTTGAATTTGCTATAATTCTTAGGCAAAAAATTCCACCTAAAGAAATTCGTCTTTTTGGTGCTATAACTGCCTATTGGATTTAATTTATTGTCTAATCCGTGGTCAAAAATCCTTGAAACATAAAATGAATGAGTAAGCTTAGATGCGGCATCTAAGGCAACTTCAGCAGCTTTATCAATACCCCTCGCCTGATATTCAAGGGCTAATATAAAGTCATATAAGGTCATGTTTCTCATGGTATTCTGCTAACCTGTCTAACCCTCTGCCTACAAGCAAAACACCCCGTGTCGGGCATATAAGCCTGCTCAAAATACCTTGACATATAGGCATCATATTGCTGTTGGTAATATTCAACTAACTGCCCATTTCGCTCTCGGTTGTAAGATATGATGCCATTCAGCCTCTTAGAAAACTCCATTTCCTTCATAATGAGCATACCAGCCTTGTAGAGAAGTGGGTAGCCCAACTGCCCAATATGGGCGCACAAAAGGCTCTCAAAGGAACACGCTACTTGGTACTCAATAGAAAGCCCACCAGTCCACGAGCCGCCAGATATGTTCTGCTCAATAACAGCCCCCGAAGTGGGGAACTCCAACGTGCGCTCCAAAACATTATTCTGCCACCTCGAACCACGAGAGCATCCGCCACAGCCATAGACAGGGTAAAGACCCGTTTGGTAAGACGGAACGGCAGTGGCATTGTAGAGGAAGGCGAGATTAAGCAACTGCCCATTACTTGTGAACTTCTTATTCACCACAACCCTCGATGGAGTTCCTGCGGTTGTCTGAACGGGGATAGCCTGCAATACATCACCCGTAATCATATCGTAGACACGAACGGTAACAATCCCCGTGTAGTTCACCAATAGGTTTACTGCGGTCAAAGTAACGGCTATGTAGTCGGCCTGCCTATATCTTACCCCTATGCCCCTAAAAACAGCACTCTGAGGCAACGCCTGTAAGCTCTGAGGCCAAAATCCAACCTGCCCATCCCAACTGCTCGTAGTGTAGTTCCACCGATTGTATAAGTAGGCAAGGCTTTCCGCCTGAATCATGTTGGCAGCTTGGTCTATCTTGCGCTCAATAAGGGTGAAGGCGGTCTTATCCTCCTCATTAACACCCGAATCAATATCACGCATAGATATACCCGTGAGGTCGTTGATATACAACCCACTCGAGGGTGTTGTGTTAGGGTCGCACAAACCCCGTACACCGATTACGTTATTCCAGCAACTCATACGACAAAGTTAGTAATAAAAAAGGGGATGCTTTCGCACCCCCTTACCCACACACACACCACAAATCAAGGGTTTGTAATCTTACCGTTGAAGATGTAGTTAACACCATCAAGGGTATCACCATTAAAGAACATATCCGTAGGCATAGTTACATACTTGTAAGATAAGCCGAGGAAGAACTTCCATTGGTTACAGTCAAGTTGAGCGTAGTAATCGAACTCTAAGCCAGTCTCAGGGTCTACAATAGTACCCTTTTTGATAGCCTGGTCGTCAATTACACGGATGCCGTTAGCACCTTTGAAGGCGTTGTAACGAATCATCTGAACAGCACCTGGGGCCATAAAAGCGAACTCCGTTGCACCGAAGGTAGAATCAGCTCTTGGCTCAAAGAAGTAGTAGCTCTGAGCATCAGAAGCCATCATAGCTTGAAGGTCTACGTTAATCGTAGCGCAACAGCTTGAACGAAGGGCAGTCATGTACTTGTGTACCAACTCACCACCGATAATGATAGGTCTGTCCCAACCCTCAGCCAACTGATATTGGTAGGTTACGTCAGACATAAAGTCATCGAGGTACGTTCCAACAACAGAGCCAGTGGAAGTGTTCTTAGTCGCAGTGGTCAAAAGATTGCCACCCGTTACAGTAGAACCTGCATTTGCAGCGAAGTTGCCGAAGTTAGACCCAATGAAGGTAACAGCCTCGTTGTTCATGTAACGCTTAATAGCCTGCATATGCATAGCTAATTGGCGGGCAACATAGTTCTCATCACCCTCACAACGTGGGGCAAGGTCATCTAAGTTGAAAGACCACTTGCGTGAAGCACCAACCGTAGGGTCGATGTTATACAACTGAGAGGTTTCGCCATAAACAGAGCCAGCAGCACAATCGAGTTCGGCAGAAGAAGTAGTCCCCGTGTCAGTCATGCGAGGCTGATAAACAACCTCAACGGCACGATAATGGCCATTCTTAGTGTCGATTTGATTTTGCAGGATGCCCTGCTCGTTAATTGGTGAAGTTACGGCACGCAACGTATTGATGTGCCCTGGAAACATTTGAGGGTCGCCCTTAAAGTAGCCATCCTCGAGCCTGCCTTGTATGTCGGGGCAGGAGATAAAAGAAGAATATCCGTAAGACATTTTGGTTAAAGATTAAAAAAGGTTTTGGAAGTTTTTATCTGCCTACCCCTTCGGCACATTTAGCACTTTATGTCTGCCAGACACAGCGTGTCGTGTTATTCCTTGCTCAACGCCTCTCGGTGTCCTTCAAGGCGTGGATGAGCATATCTCATCGGTCTGTCGGGCGAAGGCATCCTCACCTGAGTCGTTTTGGTCTGAGAGCCAGCTTCTCCAGCTTTCTTAACCAACCCTGCCTTCTCAGCCTCTAAACGATAAAGCTCCTCAGCCGTTAAGTACCCAGTACCCTTATCGTTCTTAATCTGATTACCCGCCTTGTCCGTTACAATCAACTTATCATCGGACAGTGCAAAGATATACTTTTCTTTAATATCCATTTCAAAGCCCTTACGAGCATATTGGTTGGCAGTATCACTCCAAGGGATAGAGTTCTTAACCTTTTCAACATTCATTGATATTACATACTCCTGAAACTTAGCCGATGAAGATTGCTCCGTTTCTTCAAGTTTCTTCGTCAATGAACTCGACAACTCCTCCTGCTCCTTAGCCCTTCTGCGAGCCTCCGCCAACTGCTCACGGATTTCATTCAGCTCTTCAGTAGAACCTGCACTCTTAGCCTGTGCCTGCAACTGCTCAATGGTTGCCTTATTCTTAGACTCGGCTAACTCAAAGAGTTCAGATAGCTTCTTGCCCTTCACCTCATCCTCAGATAAGCCAAAGGAACGCTTAAACTTAGTTTCCAAAGCACCAAGCGTCTTGCCCGTTACCCTGTTCTTAATATCCTCATCGTCAGCAGCGACCTCACGGCTCACATACTTCTTGGATAGCAAATCCTTGAACTCATCAAGGCTTTCAAACTCCTGCTCTTTGTCAAAGAGCCACTTAGACATTTCTTTGTGGTCAATAGCCATTATTCTTCAGTTTTAGGTTTTCTTGTTCTTTTGGGCTTCTCCTCCTCAGTCAACTCATCAGCAGATTCAACCTGCGTTTCCTGAACAGGCTCTTCCGTTAACTCAGGGACTTCGGGCAGTTCAGAGGTGTCATTCGTAGATGCAGTTAATATTTTAGCCCTACGAGGCTCATCAGGCGTTGGCTCGGGGACAATAGGGCCGCTAAAAGACTCATCGTCAACACGGATGTTGTACTTGTTCAAAAACGCCTGATTCTTAGCAATAGCCTCACTTATCCAAATGATGTTGCCCTTGCTATACGCACGAATTTTGTTTGCCATATTTTTTGGGGTTAATTGGTTTCATTTTTAACAGGGACTAACCAATGCCTGCACCTATACCCACCTAAATAGTAGAATATGGTTTGAGCATTTGTACCTGGCATCCTCCCCCTCCAATCGGGAAGGTCAGCCCATGCTTGTATCTGATAGTCGGTATAAGTGTTCCCATTACGCTCAACACAAAACGGCCTTGAATCAGCAATAAGACCGCCCTCGTATCTAAAATTATCATACCCAAGTGCAGTGTATATCATCATAGCGTAAGAACGAACTACTGATGAAAACATAATATCCGCCTTAGTATTCAGTAGAGATGATACTAAGCCAAGTTTAGACTGATTTCCGACTATAAGCTCTTCCAAGGAATCTTCTATCAATGTTTTTGAAGCCCCCGCAACCAATAAAAACGCGAAGGCGTTTAGTATCTCTGAAGAAATTTCAACGGAAACATCCCCCAAAGACTCTAAAATAGTTTCTTCAATAGAAGATTGCCCATCGTTTATCTCTTCTATTGTGGCCTTAGATATAGAACGGGTATTCAGAGAGCTGTCAATGAACCCCTTCATAAACTCAATCCTCTCCATAAGGAAAGTTGTGGACTCAGATAGACCAGCACTATCTACTAACTCTCTTATCTTTGAGCGTAGCGTAGCCAACTTAGCGAAGTTCTCCTCCGATTGGTCTATATCCCCATCCGTATAGGAGAATGTCGATAGAAGAACTAATATCGACTCAAAAAGATTGCTCTCTGTTTGCTCATTCTGAGCCGCTATCTCCTTCGGGAGGGAGTCCAGCTCTTGAATTATTCTTTCGTAGTCCATTAGATGTGAATAAGTTTGGCAAAGTTAAGCCTTTTTCCTTTGGTACAAGTGATTTTGCCACATCTTCTATCTTTTTCTTTTGCTCTAAGTATTCTAAGTTTAAGAACCCCTCATCCTCATAGACTAAATCACGGATGATAGACTCAACCTTAAAGTGCATAATAGCCTCCCACTTCTCAATAATCCCAGATGCAGATAGCATCATAACCTCCTTAGCATCCAAATTGAAGTAAGGGTCAACCTTAACGGATAGCTTCATAATGGCACTCTTAACCTCCTCAATAGGAAAGCGAGTGTCCAAATACTGCTGAGCCAACATAGCCCTTGAAAACGAAGGTGCGTTCTTGATTTCGGTGGTCAGCTCTGCATCAGTCCTCATCTCAAAGTTCTGAGGGTAGCGCATAGCAGGCTGTTGCCAAGAGTCGCCATAACGCATCCTGCCAATCATATTGATAGCAAACTGAAAGTCAGAGAACACAACGCCCGAAAAACTCAACAGAAAGCTATACAACTCCTCCCTATCAATAGCCTTACCCGTAGCCGTTTCCCTGCCCGAAATCTTCTCATTGTTCATTACGTCAATGCTCAAAAGCTCGAAAGCCATCTGAATATTAGTAATGACCTGTTTGTTTAAGAAGTCAAGGATTTCGTGTTTTACGTCAATGAAGCCAGCAGGCGGTATCTGAATCTTGGTTTCAGTTTCGGTAGTAAACCTATTCGGTGCTTGAACCTGATAGACGGATAGAGGACCAAACATCCTGCGTGTGCCCGTGCCTCCACAATTTGAACAAGCAATAGCAACCTTATCCTCAAAGCCCAATGCCTCTTCTACCTGTCCCGAACCATTACACTTGTCGCACTCATCTACATACTCCCACTTCTGCAAGAAGGCATGAGAGAACTTACTCATCTGCAAGGTCGAAAAGTCATTTACGGCCTGGTCTAATGCAGGGATAGCAGGGGTGTAAAACGAATGGTAGTAGTAATCACCATCCTCTTGAACCGAAATGCCGCCAAGTCTTACACAAGGCAAAACACCCATGTTGTGTCGGTAGTACAACTCAATATCGAAGGTGTAATCGCTCTTTTTACCTACCTGAGTGGCTATCAGAATCTCATTCTTATCGAAGATATAAAACACAAGGCCATCCTCAACCTCTTTCTTCTCCGAGCCTAAGTGAACCTTTGAACTGTGTTCCGCACGGATGATAGCATACTCCTCATCCTTCCACCCCCACACCTTCTTACTCTTGAAGCAATATGCCGTTGGCTTAACCTCAACAGTATCATTGAACGTTCCATCCTCAAAATATTCCAAGCCTACGGGCATAATGCCCAACACAGCGTTGGGGTCGGTAAGCGTAACGAAGGTTACTATCTGCTGAAAGTAGGTTTCAATACTGCCAAAGCGAGGGTATTCCTCATTGAAGTAACGCTCCTGCTCAATATTTCCGAAGCGTATTTCATAGTTCTGCCTGTTCCAAACCCTACCAGCAACGTTTACCGCCTTGTGGAAGTACGGAACAGTAATCGGCCTATAAATCTGCTTACGATAGTTGAACTCGTGCGGAAGCTCATTAGGGGCTTTCTCTTTGAGTAGCTTTTCGGGGAAGGCATCATAGTCCGAATGTACCTTTAGGCGAGCAGCCATATCGACACAAGCCCGATATGTTGGGTAAAAGTCAGGCACATAGAACTTGTCCGAGCGTTTCTTAACCTCGTAAATAGCATACTCCTTCGAGATATGGGCTAACAGCTCGGTAGCCTTTTCGAGGGTCATTTACTACCCCCTCTTCTTCCTCTACACTTGCACATAGTAATAAGGTTTATCGTACAAAGGTAATACTTTCCTTAACTTTCCTTTGGAGTAACAAAACGGCAGTTGTAGAGCAATATGTCGGCATCCCACAATCCTAATATATTCCAATCATCGCCTAACAAATCGAGTATCCTCCTGCAAACAGGCTTTCCATTTGTATCTATCAGGTTGCCCCAACGAACAAAGATTAAGCTCGTATTAGAGGTATGGGGCAGGATGTTTTTGAGCAAGGTCAGCTCCGCATTGTACCAGTCAATCCATAATAGGTCGATGTAGGTGAATTGCTTATGCAGGAGATAGCTATCAAGACTTCGGGTGGGCACTTCAACCATGTGCCTGTATGTAACGCTCGGAGGCATAGAGCCCTCATAAGTTGTCGTGGTGTTGTAGGCATAACGCTCACCCTTTGTAGGCCTCCACATCGTCATCCTCGAATCCTTATCCGTAATAGCACAATAGTTCATCTGAACATTGGTGGGCAGGTTGGGTATGGGGCTTTCTGCCAGCGGCTCGAAGGCATGAACCTCTGAGCCAGGTATCTCGGCAAGCTTTCTCGTAACCGAGCCATCCCTTGCGTTTATTTCGATTATCAGGCTTTCCTCAACGGACTCTAAGCACTCTTTAATGTACTCAATGGGCTGTTTCAAGTTTTTATGGTTTAATGGTTTGTTTTATTTTCTCGTAAATATTGCACTTAGTAATATATTTTTTCTTCCAAGCTTTTATCGGCTGAATAAAGTCATCATAGTTAGTGGACTGCAAGATATGCTCTATCTCCTTTACGGCATACTTAGAGTTCCTGAAATTCTCTAATGGAATAGCAAAAGGTATGTGATTAGCAATATTTTTAGACCCTACATAAATGGGGATACAAGAGCATAAGGCCGCATCAATAGCCTTCTCGGATATATAATCATCCCAAATGCCACTCTCAATGCACACCGAAAATTGAAACGGCAAAAGCCCCGTAGCCTTGTTGGATAACTCCCCCTTAACGCCCTTGAAGTTTAAGCCCCTGCCATAGACCGAACACCACCCTGTTTGGGCAAGCTCACGAGCCAAGCGTATGCGGTATTCGTAAAAGCCTCCCGATATGTTGGAAGTTATCATGCTTATCCGTGCTGTCTTTTTTGGGGCGGGCATAAACTCCTCGAGTTCCCCCTCGAGGTGATAAAACATCCCCATCGGGAAGCCCACAAGATTGCCCTCTATGCCGTATGCATAAGGCTCTGCACAAGTGTAAACAACCGAACAATATGAGCCGATATTCCTGTCAAAGAAGTTGTGGTCAGGAGGCTCTTGAATAAAGCCAATCACCCTTTCTTTGGGCACTTTAATATCGAAGTCCCCCTTTGAATTAAAAACCACAAGCCATTCGTAAGAGTCGTCAACAACGAACTCTACATTGTCCTTGAAGTGTTTTGCCGTCATAAATTGGTCAATAATCCTGTCGTGGATAGAGAAACTATCCGAATAGTTGGATACTGCCCTTATTTTTATTGAGTGGGTCAATGGATTTACTTTGGCAGACAAAGAATGTCGAGTTGTTTGCCCGATAAACCTTGCCCTTTGTAAACATTTCTATAATAATATTGATTGTTTTTAAGCCAACCGAAAACATCTTCATCCGTAACCCCCTGCCTTATAAGTGCCCCGCGGTTAATTTCTAAAAGCATAGTTGGCCTGAACATTGAAATTGTTTTTTGCGCGCCAATCAATGCCCTTAACTCCATCCCCTCGCAATCCATTTTAATAAAATGGCACTCATTAAGTTTTAATGAGTCCAAGTCTATGCACTTAATCTCATCACCCTCAATAGCATGACTTGCGCCTACGTTAGGGTCTAAAGCAATGCCTATTGTATGGCTGCTATCACTTGCCCCGTAGTTTAGGCAAAAAACCTGAGCGTGCTTAGTCATATTGTATTTTAAACACTCAAATGCAGGTGGGTTTGGCTCAAATGCATAAACTTTACCTGAGCTACCCACACGGTTAGCATAATATTCCGTGTGGTCGCCAATGTAAGCCCCAATATCAACAACGGTAAACCCACTTTGAATATGCCCATTTAATAACGGGAGCATATTTTGGTCGTGGTCTAACCTGCCCGACTGCTTCACCCATTTGCTTATGTGGGTGTCATTTTCAATGACAGCAACAGAGCCCATTTTTAGTCTTAATATTTTCATCCTATGTATTGTTTTATTTGCTCTAAGTCCTTTGAGTCAAGGCCAGACCAACTCCAAAATTGATGAACCTTATTTTTAGGCAACTCAACAGTGTCCGTATCGATAAACTTATATCTATCGCACTCAAATTTCTCAGCGTAAGCACCTATTGCATTAAATTCGCTAAAAGACCTATATGGCTGTGAGTTTAAGTATCGTTTAAGTGTGATGCCGTGCTTATCCTCAATCCATTTAGATGAGGCCGCAATAGTATCGGTAAAATAAACGAGAGGCATCCTTCTCATATACTCCCACTCAACGCTAAATCCAACGGCCTTTTCTGTAATTGGCTTCCACGGAGTTTCAATAGAATTGTATGATGTTTTATAGACTATCGGCCTCCCATTGAAAAACCACTCGGATACATCGACAGGCTCACAAGCAATAACATCGCTATCCCAAAAAACAATAGCATCAGCATCGGTGTATAGGTTGGCAGTCATTTTGGTGAGCTGCTGCCCTAAATACCCATCTTTCAAATCCTTAACCTGAATCACTTTTTCAACAGAACACCCAGATAAAAGACTCGCATTTGGGATTGTTATAACTATGTTTCTGTACCCAGTTACATGAAGATGAATTGATTTTAAGGCATATTTCAGCCATTCTAAATCTTTTTCATAAGTTCTTATGAAAATATCTACGTTCATTTTAGATTTTGTCTTATTGTGTTATAAACTTGTCTTGTTAATTGCTGAGGAGCTGTCGGTCTATAATGCCTTGAAGTAGATATGCTGCTGTTAAATTGCTCCATCCATCTAAAATATTCAGTCATTCTTACCCAATCATAGTTGTCATATTGAGTGTCGTGTACTTGGTGGAAAAACAACGGCTCACGAACCTCTATTACAGAAACCTGATGCTTTATAAATCTATACGGAATCCAATAATCCCACCAAGTCTGCCCCATACAAAACATAGACTGCGGAATCAAATGGTAATTCATGGAGTTTATAATGAACACATCAAACCCCAGTAAATATCTATTCCAATTAGTGAACGTTCCATCGTGTTCCTCTCTATTTGAAATTACAAGACCATTAACAGCCCAATCCCAATATTTATCAAAATCATTGGATTCATCTCGAAGAACTATATCCGAGTTAATGAGCATGACCTGTTCTAAGCTATGTTCTTTTGCATAGTCTATGAAGGCAGAAATAGGAACGTAGGGAGCTTTAAATACGCCCTCCATAGTTCGATAGCAGGGAATAAATTCAACGTCAGGAAAGGCTTCTTTTAGAGTTAAAATCTCACTCGGGCAGTTGAACGATATAACCTTAAACCCTGCGTCAGCCCAAGACTTAGTGGCCATCGGCTGAACGTGTCCCATAATGTGCTTAGGGCTTATAGATGTTAGTGCATACTTATTCATTGAGCGTTTTTTGGCGGCCTGCCCTCTTGTAACTTAGCGTTAGATGCGTGTTTGGCGGAATGTATCTTATGCCACTTATACTCGTGGTTCAGCCCCATATCCTTGTGATATTCATAGAGAAGCTGGTCGCAGTTTTCCCATATTGACCTACTCAGATACCCTGCCCCGCCAAAGAGAGAAATAAAATGGCAGTCTGCCGCTTCACTCATCATATCACTAATATTCTTATGGTGTTGGCCAAAGAATTTTACAGGGTCAAAGCCTCCATCTGGATTTACGTTAAGCTGAACGCAGGCTACATTAAGAGCAAGTTCATCGGGATATGTTCTGCCCCACTTCATAGATAGCTTATTGAGGGGGACTCCGTTCAGAGCATTTTCCCTTGCCTGAGCATAAAAATGGCTTAACTGCTTCCCCTTCTTCAATATAAGGAAAGATGAGTTTATCGTTGGGATTTCTGCGTTTTTAGGCATCTCGTGGTAATGCCAAATGGTTTCTTTTGTAGCCCACCAATGGTTAGAAATGAGCGCATAGAAATACCCTGGTGAATTTTGAGCTTTTAGTATGATGTCATCAAATGGCTTAATGCAAATCCCATCTACATCGAGGTATATGTTCACATTGTGTACTAAATACCTGTCTATGTTTAGCTTAGCCATTCCTGGGCTAAACGAGCCATTTTGATATAAATCCCTTTCATCAATCGGTGTTCTTATACTGAAAACCCAAGACTTGTAATCGGGGAGGCTGTACTTATCATCGTGAATGAGATGAATCGGAATGTCGTTGTTAAACCTTCGGATAGATAAGGCCATATTATAGGCCATCTGATAGTATTCCTTCTTACCGAAGGCCATAAGAACGATTGCTGTACTCATAGGGACAAAAGTAAACAAAAAGAGCCGCCATAAGGCAGCTCTTAATGTTACCAAACTCTAAGATTAAAGAGTGGAGAAGAAAGTTGGAGGCGCAGGGTACTTCTGAATACAATCTCCTACGGGGATGTAGGCAGAAGCCGTTACCTCAAACATCTGCAACGCACGGTCATTATCTGGAACCATCAAAGCCGCACGGTAGTTCGTGGGATTTGTAATCACCATCACTTCATCGCTTCCGCACAAGTACAGAATCAAGTAAGTGGTCTGAGTATTCAGGTCGCAGTAGAACTTAGTGTTTCCGTCAGAAGAGCCTGAACCTACTGATTGATAGCCCGTAGCATTAGCATCCTGCCAAGTACAAGTCCAGTTAAAGCCTACGAGAATGTTCTCAGGGCCACAAGCAATCGGATTGGGCACTTCAACGGCAGCAGGAGATGCAACAGTCCCCTTAATACCAGCAATACGGAATAGCTGGTCGGCAGCAACGGTATCTTCGTACCAATCATCGGTACTCCAATCCGCAGCAGTAGCGGGAAGTTCAGCGTCGCAAAAGACGATAGCAGCAGCGGAAATACCGCCAAGTTTATAAGCTCCGCAATCCACAATTTCGTGTGGGGGTAGCTCGGAGCATCCTATTGAGCAAAAAGCCATTTTTTTATAATTGAAAGGGTCTATGAACTTTTATATGGCAAGTCCTCGCCACAACATCACGACAACAGTGCAAATATACTAAATGCACATATTCTTTTTTAGGTTCTGAGTCTTAGCCTCAACATCCAATTTAACGGGCGCAAGCCTGCTCATACGCACATAAGTAGGGGAATAGTCCGTAGAGCGCGTGAAGAAGTTGTCGCTAACTCCGAACAACTCATCTTCAAGGAAGAAATTGTCGTGCCTGCAAGCTAAGCTCAAAGCGTCGTGGACAAACTCGGGGAGTATGTCGGTGTTCAGGCTTAGAGATTTCCTCCTCTCAGCATAAACAACCCTTTTGCGCCCCAAAGAATCCTGATATGACACCATAGCCCCATCATACTTAGCATCCCTCACGTTGGCCTTAAACCGCATATATTGCTTAAATGGGCTTCCACTGATAAAATATGCTGGATATATAAATCCAAATCCTAAAACATCTGGCTCTTCCCCGTAATAATCAACTATGATGTTTGAGTCCTGATAATATGTAACCTTAACCGTTCCGCAAGGGTCAGTTATCGGCTTAATACAAGTAGAGGTAAAAACATTTTGCTCGCACGATTCACAGCAGTCAGTAGCCCCAAGATTTATGTTTAAGCAATTTTTAACGAATGTTTCAAATGCAGATGCTCCTACTACGGCCTCCTCTGGTATCCCTGTTATCTGCCAAGCACCAGAAATGGCATAATGAGTTTCATTGTAATAAGAAATATTGCTATAAATAGGCTGAAAAACGCCATCCCATTCACTCGGAGTCCCATTGGCAGTAGTTATGTTTATTGGCTCATAGTTACAGCCAACATAATTACTAATGGTGAGTTGAGCAGTACATTCGCATAATGGGTCATCTCCTGGGCAGTCATTACCACAAGGAACGGCTTGTGTTGCGTTTATGCTCATAGTAACGCCATTGTCCTTAATGTTCCCAAAAATGAACGTGCCGCACTTTGGGAATGTGTCATTTTCATTAACGACAATTTGATAGTCATGGGCATCAGTGTTGTTCCCGAAAATAGAAATGGTTATAACTATGGGATATTCCCTTTCGCCCTCACACACAGAACCCCTGTCCCACTCTAAACAATATTTTATAATTAAAGGACAATTTTCAAACGTTTTAAAGCTTTGATATAGCACACTGGACTGCTCATCGCACGGTCTGCCACCAAAAGTTATTGTTATTGAACCATCGTCATTTAGAGTTGTTTTTGAGTTATCCTCTCTATCTATCTCAAATTGAGATGGATAAAAACAAATGTCCTCATTAGCTAAACTTCCTAATATTTGATAACTAAAATAATCAACAGAACGATAGTAGTATAACCCCCCACTTTCGTATCGCTCGAATAACATCGGGCTGCAATAGTCGGCAGGTGGGCAGTCAGGGCAGTCTGATTCAGGCAGAGGTAGTAACTGCCAGTCTAAGGGCTGATTAGGTACGGCTTGTATGCTCATTCTGTTAAAAGTTCAAATTTAGTCATTCCCGAAGTAATGTTGTATTCAAGGCTCATTACCCATCCCGTTTCGTAAAGACCCGTGCCAAAACGTATCTTCTGATATGGGTTGGCTTGAATGAGGTTAAACTGCTCAACTGTTATAGGGGCTTCAAATGTAACCCTATTCCTAATCTTCGGACCACTATTGTTTGGGATGAAGTTGCCGTTCCAAGAAAAGCCATCACCTGACCTATGAGCGTATGCCCTCGCTATTTCGGGGTGGTTCACAATGCCCGCGACCATATCACCACGGAATAATGCAGGGCAATATGATGCCCCTGGGTCTCTCCGTACATAAGTTGCTAAATGGGAGGCTATCTTATAATAGTTGCCTACAATCGCATTATTATATTGAACGGGGTCTTTCTCGGCCACATAAAGCTGGTCATCGCTTAGGCTTATAATCCCATCTAAGGTTACAAGGTTTTCAACCGTTGGTATCTGAAATCCTACCGATGCATCGAAATCCTGCTCACTACATACGTTACTCACATAGCTCGCCTCCTCTTGAATACCCGAATTAAATGATGGATTAGTATTGGTTCTCCCTATTTTCAATGAAGAGATGCCAAACTTATTATCTTTTACGAGCATAACCTCGTATGGCATATCAATGGCGAAAGCCTCTGTCGTTTCATACAAGTCGCTCTCCTTGCCGATAGTCATCGTGTAGTTGCCCGTTCCCGTAATCCCAAACTTTATGCCTAAGTTGAACAACTTACCGAATCCAGACATAAGGTCGGCAAACGAAACGTTAATTTGTGCGCCACGAGCAAAAGAGCCGTTCATTACCGATGATGCGGGATTAGCCCAATTCTTCAATATTTTGCCCGAAGTTACCCTCGCATAATACGGGCCGTAGTTGTAAGCGTTCACTTTTGTTATCGTAATCGCCCCCGTAGTTATATTCTGAAAGTTACCAACAGTTAAATTGCCTGCATCCCAAGGGAAGTAAACATCCATAATTCTTGTACCAGCAGGACCGCTTCCAGGATAATATATATCCCCAACAGCCATAGCCCTATTGCAATAGTTATCCTGCCACTCACCGTCAAAAGGATTTAGGCTCGTTATCAAAAAATATTCTTGAATACCCTCTCTTATGTTGGTTAAAGTCCTAAGTGGACTATATCCAAATGAAGGGTCGCACGGAAATAGATTTATGGTTCTGGTTATTTGATTGCCAAAGGCATCGTTATAACTAACATCGCAAGTTGGCGTTCCTATACCCGAATAAGTAACCGTTGGGTCTATTTGTATTGTCCAATGGTCGGGCTCAAAATATGTTGCTGAATTAGTTAGGTATCCATTTAAGTCCGAGACCGTAAAACTGTCATCATTTAGAAAGTATTTAGAGATATACTCATAAAGCTCCAAAATGCCAAACCACTTAAACGCCCCATCAACACCCTCGGGATTTAACGGGTTTTCATTAGGAGGCCACGGCCATCCCGTTCCACCTGCCGCATAGTTTGGGTTGAACAACAACTCTCCAATACCAGTTAGCGGAGTCCCGTTTAAGCTAACGTTTGAGTGAACAGGAACTTGAACATCATAATTCCTGCCTATCAGCGAAGAAAGAGAGTTGTCGGATAACGTACACTTCGCTATGCACCTGCTTATATCCAACTCTATGTCGGCAAGAAAGATTATGCCCTCAAAGATGAATCCTAAGCAATCCGTTTGCTCAATCCTTATCGGAATATCCAAACATCCCGTAGTGCCTTGAAAAAGGCTATAAATGATGTCATAGCCATCGCCCCAAAAGGAAAGGTCGCTAACAATGTTGCTAACTATGCCAGAGAACTGCTCATCACGCATAATCTTAACGGTAGCATCCGTTAAGCCCATAGGCTCATCGTTTATGGCAATATTGTTCACATAGACCTGAAAGCTCATCTTATTCTCCTCCTGTTAGTTATTTTGGTGTAGGAACTCTTTGAAACAATGGCATCGGCAATCTCATCGGGGTTCTTAATAGCAACAGCCCCATTCCTGCGTATGGCATCAACCAATTCAGCGTTCTGAAAAGCCAGTTCAAGTGAAGTCTGCTCCTTAGCCATTCGGTACGGCTCATCCATAGAACGATGGTAGGCAGGAGCAGTATATCCCTTCATAATATGCGAGGGCAGAGAGTCCTCACGAATAGCCTTCAACACATCCTTGTACTTGGCCGTTTCCTCACGAGTCATCACCGATTCACCCTCTAAAAGCTTGGCATAGAACTCCCCACTTTTCAGCCCCCTATTAGCCTTTTTGTTGTCGTTCTTCTTAATGTCTAAACCGCCCTCGTGGAACTCAGGAAGTGGGGCAGAGTTAATAGCCGAAAGCTGAGTTGCACCAACGGCAACGACACCTGCGGCTAATATCGTTGCAGTAATAGCATCGAAGTCGGTGTATAGCTTCACGATAGCTTGGGCAGTGTTGATTAGAACACCGAACCTTGCGGCATCCCTGTCAAGCTTAGCCATCTCCTCTTTATTCTTTTTCGTTTCCTCGTTGTACTCATTCTCGCGGATAAGACCTGCCTCGAGCTTTTTGTCTAATAGTGCCTGCTCTTTTTCGATGGCGTTCTTGGCTATCTCGGTGCGGGCATCATAGTAGTCTTGAAATAGGTCGATAGCTACGTTGAGTGCCTTTTTCAGCTTTTCGAGTTCGTCTGAACTCAAACCTAAAAAGTCGCTTTCTTTATCGCCTTCCCTCAATTTTTGCAGTGCTTTATCTCTGGCTATTATCAACTGAGAAATTTCTTTTTCAAGCTCTTCCGTTGCCTTTTTAACCTTCTCTACTTGTGCTTGGTCGGCTATACCTGCTAATATGTTCGGCTCTGCAAGCATAGGGCTCGTAGTAGTTGCAGTTTGGGTTATATCAAACTGAGTAAACCCGCCTGAGCTAAGTACGTTTTTCTGAAATTTATCCCTTAACTCTTGTATTGCCTTATCATATTTTTTAATAATCTCATCGGCTTGTTTGCTGACCTCATCCATAAATGGCTCTTCCTGCAACTGCCTTACTTCAGCCATAAAATCTTTCACCTCATTAGCTAAGCCCTGATACATCTTTTTGATTTCAGCATTAGTATCGGCAGTTATCTTCTTAACTAATTCCGAGTTCTCTTTTGCTTTTAGTATTTCTATCGCCTGATTTTTCCTTAGCAACTCTTCTCTAAGCTTGTATTCTTCAATAGAGCCCTCTTTAACTAACAAAAGCCGTTGTTGTATAATCATTTTTTGCAGCTCAAGGTTATCTATCATAAGCTGCTCTTCGTGTTGCCTTAACTCAATTTGTTGCTGCAAAACCTCGGACTCTTTTTTAGCCATTGCTATTGCAGTTTCGCCAGCACCACTGGCCTTTAGTAGGGCTACCTTTTCTTCCGCCTCTGATAATTTTATTTTCAATGAAACTAATGTTTCAGTGGTTTTGATTTCAAATTCAGCTTTTTCGTTAATCACTTTAATAGCATCTTCCTCAGCCATTATCTTAGCCTTCAAAAGAAGTATTTCTTGTTCAAGGAATTTAATTCTTGGGCTTTCTTTATCTTCATCTCCCGTTGGCGCACCCTCAGAACTAATCATCACGCCTAAATCCCTTAATAGTTGCTCTGCTATGGAAAGCTCGACTTTACTTATGTCCCGATACCCCCTTTTGGTTATGTCAAATCCAGCCATAGTCTCTGGTCTTTGTAACTGAGGTGCAACTTGGGGGGAAGTAATTGCATATCGGTCAAGAAAATCTGCACCTTCAGGAGTTTTTGATATAAGCTCAAGATACGTTTTGTAAGCCTTTATCTCTTTTTCAAGATTGTTGTACCTCTCTTGCTGCTCTTCTTTAGTTAGTTTAGAGAGTGCTAAATTCTTTTCCTGAACCTTGGTTTGAATATAATTCGCCTCCTCCAATTTAAGATTTGCTTCTACTTCTGCTTTCAGTTGGATAAACTCCGCGGAAGGACCTCCAGAGAAACCCAATAGTTTTTCAAAAAAACTTAGTCTCTTTGAACTCATCAGCGCAGTCATCTTGTTAAGCATATTTTCGAGCGCACTTGTGGCATTTTTAATTGGCGCAGTATCTAAAAGAGATGCCTTGAACGCTGTATAAGCTTGACTAAGGCGATTTAATCGAGCCGACAAAGAGCTCTTCTTCCCTTCAAGTGCAGGCCCGAACTCTTCTTCCAAGACCCTAATAAACTCTGGTAATACCTCCGCGCTTAATATCTTCCCCTCCTTTTGAAGCTTACGGAAATCTTCAAAATTTTGGACAAGCTCTGGGTGTAGATTTTTGTAAGCCTTAAACATAAGCATAGCCGCACCAGGTAAAGACTCGCCCATCTGCCTATTCAACTCCTCCGCAGAAACAACGCCCTTAGACATCATCTGCTGAAGGGCATAGAAAGACCTCTGAACCTGAAGAGAGCTTGAGCCAGCAGCCCTTAATGATGACGCAAAGCTTATAAACATTTTTTCGACTTGAGTAGTAGTATATCCAGCTTGTTGTGCGGCAATACTAAATGAAGTCGCTTGCTCTAATGTTTCTTCATATTCAAGTCCAAGTTCTTTTATACTCGATGAAAGCCTTATGAAGGCGGCGTTTCCAGCACCAGTGCCGCCATATATGAAACCTAACCTTGACTCAAGTAACTCGAGCTTTGCGAGAAGTTTAATAACCTCTTCACCGAAGCTTACAATAGAGCCAACTGCAAATGCAGCAGACACATACCCCCTTAAAGCCAATAATGGCTTCATCATTGACTCAGTTGAGCTTTGAGATGCTTTTACCCTTTCTGCCTCTGCTTTTTGAGTAGCAACAACCCTTCTCCTTTCCTCTCTTTCAGTTTCCCTGGTCAGCCTTTTCTGCTCTGCCTCCCTTTGCTTTGAAGAACGAGCCTCGGAAGCCGCCCTTTCTCTTGCTGCCCTTTCTGCGGTTTGAACAGATTGCCGAGCTTTTTTAGCCTCTTCTTTTTCCTGCCTGCTAAGCTCTTTCTCCCACCATTTAACATATTCTGCATCAGCCTTTTTCTTGGCCTCTGCCTCTCGCTGCTTAGCCTTTACCCTTTCCTCCCCAAGCTTTAACCTGCGCTTTTGAGATTCGGCAGCAGCCCTGTCCATCTCTGCAAGATGAGCTAACCATAGCCTTTTGGTTTCTTGGTCGTACTTTTCTACATCCTTAGCAGTTTTTCGCCTTCTATTTACATCGTCATTGGCAAACTTCTGCCTGCGGGCATCAACATTTTTTTCATATTCAAGGACATTGGAAAAGAGCTGTTTTATTATAGACTCAGTTTCCTTAGCCCAATTTTTGTAGTTAGACCTTGGCGGCGGCGTGTTGGCAGCCTTTTTTAATGAATTTGCGGCAGTTTCAGCAGATTTAGATGCACCATCAGATGCCTTTTTAATATCTTCAAGTGCCTTTTTTGTCGTAGATTGAGATGTCGCCTTAGACATATCCTCTAAGGCCATCTTGGTAGCGAAAACAGAGCGACTGAGCGTTTCGTTTATCTTAACAAGCTCATTGAGTTTTGTTTTTAAGTTCTCAACGTTTGCCGTGTACTCGATTTGTATTTTTGCCATGCTTTTCTATCGACTCAAGCTCTCGCTTTCGCCTTTCTTGGTTAAACTCAAGCAAAGTTAGAGCTTTTTCAATAGAAGATTTTGCGTAGGCATTATACATATCTATATTGCCATCAGAGCAGTATATTATTAACTCCCTAAATTGTTTATCTTGGTCGTAAAGCTGCCTACCGAGGGAAAGTATTCCACCGTCTTGTTTAGGGCTTTGAGGCGGGCTTGCGCCATCTCCCAATATATTTCCCAGTCTTTTTCGAAAGAGCTGAAATTGGGAAAGAACTGATTCAACCCGCCTAAAACGAAAAAATCATACAGCCCCTTCCCCTTGTAGTTCTTTCTAAACGTTTCAATCTTCTTCTGCTCAAATTCAGCATCCCAAACGCCAGGGTCTTGGTCCTCCCTAATGAGCATACACCCAGATAACTCCATCATAATCTCGGGGTGGAGAAGAAGCTTCTTGCGCTCTTTCATCTCGCCTATTAAAAATCCGATTTTTGATAGACCTTTTAGCTTCTCCCCACTTGTCGACTCGAATAGCGCACTCTCCATAGCTTCTAAAAACTTGTCCAGCTCACTCTCACTCACCATCCTCTGCAACTGCAAAACGAAGTCTTGCGCCCTGCCAAGCCTCTCAACGGGCATCTCAAAAAGGGTTTCGTAGACGTAGTATCTATGCCCCTCACAAGTGAAGGCATACTTCAGCCCTTGATTCTTCTTTGGTTTGTAAGTAGAATCCCAAACGAGTTGATTAAACTCCTTCGGAAACCACTTGTAGAGCAGTTCTGCTATCATGATAACTTTATGAAAATGAAGTTCAAAGGTATGCACATTATACACACAATCGACATTTCCACAAAGTTAAATTCAAAGTAGGGTAGTAGGGCGGTCAGAGCGTAATAGACTACGCCCCAAATGGAAGCCATGCATCCAACGCAGTTGTATAGAGGCTTACTCCAAATGCTACATTCGGGGATTAGCCTTGCTAAAAATGCCCTGAATCTGTTTAAAATCATCCCATCTTCCATTGAAATATGGGTGGCTACAATGAGTAGGCTAACTACTATGGCTCGTTCAATCAGCATAAAATAGTGTAAAGGATACGCAATCAACGTCATCGCCCGTTCCAGGTTGTCCAAACTCCAAGTCGTCATCAACGTTGCAGGTTTCATCAGCATGAACAGTAACCTCGTAGGTTCTGTTCGGTGAGAATGTATATTGGTCAATAGCAATCGTCAACTCACCTAAGCCACTCGAAGTAACCGTTTGTTGGGTGTAGCGATTAAGCGTAAGGTCAAGAATCCGAACAAGATAGTCAGTAGCAGGGGTGAGCCCCTCAGCAACAGTTATCTCAGCACAACAAATGTCGTAAGAGCCTATGGAAGGGCAGTTGGTACACTCAATACAGCTCATAGGGAATGTGTTTATATCCGCTTTTTTTCAGGTGGTAAATATACCACTCCCCTAAGAATGTGTGGAAGGCATATCGGACACAATCTCCGTGGTCGGCTAACTGAGTTATGATATTTCTGTTTCTTTTTACTATCGTGCCCATAGCATCGCATTTGAGCATCCTCAAATCCCTCGAAGTGTTTGGGCAGCTCTTAGGGTTCACCTTGAAGTCAGGATAGTGCCTTAGAATGTAGTTGCACTCGGCACGGGAGTTCTCGTGCTTAGGGTTGTCCTGAACACGGATTTGCTTCCCCGATAGCTTAAGCCCACGAGCTAACTGCTCATAGTAGTTAGCATTATCCCTCTGAGATAAATCGCCCCTCTTGCCCATAGCATCGCCCGTTATCTGACACATCGGAAGGTATGGCTCATACCTCTCCTTAATTGTATCTATCATCTTTGGTATAGAGCCGTCAGGAACGGAGAACTCATCGACTATATGAAAGTGTTCGCCATTGTCATCCTTCCACTTGTGAGCAACGATACCAGCAAACGGCTGTAAGTTGAAGTCGAAGGCAAATAAAATCGGCAGGTTCGGGTTGAAAAACGTTCCCTTGTCCTCGTGTTCTTTTGGCTCAAATGCCGTAAAGAATGGATTTTCAGGCTTCTCCTGAACCTCCCAGTCGCCCTCAACGAAGCGCAGGTACTCGTATTCAGGCATATTGGCCTTCAGTGAGTTTAAGTAGTCCTCGGGAATGTGCGGGTTATCCGTAATCTTTGACGGAATGTATGCCCATGTTTCAGGGAGAGTACCCTTCATCCATTGGTCGTAAACCTTCTCCTTCACCCAATTATTCGCAGGGTTGCACGTTCCCAATACTACAATAGGAGGTCGGCCTTCAGCGTTGTTCCATGAGCCAGAGCGTTCAAGCATCTTGTAGAGGGTGGCCTCCTGACACTCGTTAATCTCATCAATGCCACCTCCGTTTATCTCCAATCCCTTAAACCTGTCTAAGTCTTTGTCGGTGTCGTAGTTCTCACCCATAAAGATGAGTTCAGAGCCATTGGTGAAGGTTATCACAAGGGAAGCCTTGTCGTAAGAAGATATATAGTGCCTAAGACCCTCTGCTAATAACGTATTGAACGTAACCATCGTGGTTCGCTCTAATGTTGGCCTCGAAGCACGGACTATGCACCAGCGAGATTTTGGGTATTTAGAGCAGAGTGATATGAATGTGAGCAAAAGCCAGTAAGTCTTGCCTCCCCTAATCGCCCCCCCAAATAAAATAAACTGCTTCTCCCCACTTAAAGCCAATTTATAGGCTAACGTCTGCTTTGCCGTTAGTTTCATTGACTTCTTGGTTTATAACTTGTTCATAACTATTCCTCATGGTTTCTACCTCACCCTTTTCTGGCTCTGTCAGCTCTAAAACAAAGGGTTTATTATCCGCTTCTATCACCTGATTTTGAGGCTTACCATACAAATAGGCTAAAATTAGCTCAATAGCCCTCATATTACCCTGAATACCCATAGTTATTAGTCGAGCTACCAAGCCTTCGGCACGAGTTACCCCGTTAATCTTCTTAGATAACTCGGCCTCAATCATTTTCCTTAGGTCTTTTTTCTTTAAGTCGTCAACCAATAAAACGTGCTTAGGGTCTATGCCTTTAGTAAACCTTGTGTTTACGCTAACTTCCCGAATGTTTGGGTTGCCTCGCGTTTCTTTCTTTGGCTCTTTAGATTCCATCGGGACAAAGTTAAGTAGCAGAGTCTTAAAATCGGCTAAATTTGAGTAGCGTATATTTGTGGCACTATTAACACCATAAAATGAACATAACCCGACACTCAGTTAACGTACATACCGTTGACTTAGAGGGTAGAGAGGCGGAGTTTTTACTGATAAGCGACCTTCATTGGGACAATCCTCATTGCGACAGGATATTACTCAAAAAACACCTCGACGAGGCAGTAGAACGTGGGGCGGGGATTATCGTAAATGGGGACTTTTTTTGTTTGATGCAGGGGCGTGGAGACCCGCGCAGGAACAAAAACGAGATAAGACCTGAGCATAATGTGGGCAACTACCTTCAGGCGGTTGTCAATAGTGCTGTCGAATGGTTTAAGCCATACGCTCATCATATCATCCTTATAGGCTATGGAAACCATGAAACGGGTGTAATAAAAAATGTAGAGTTCGATGCCTTACAGATGTTTGTAACCCTGCTTAACCACGAATGTAAGACTAACGTTCAGGTTGGTGGATATGGCGGCGCGATACTGTTTGGATTCCGTAACGCCATAGCTGCGAAGCACTACAACCGTTTCGCTATGTACTATTACCACGGCTCAGGCGGAGGCGGGTCAGTAACGAAAGGAGTTATCCAAGACCAGCGTATTATGGCGATGGTTGAAGGCTACGACTGCACATGGCAAGGCCACGTCCACGAGTTGTATCACCATATTAACATGGTTACATACCTAAACAGGAGGGACTATATGATTAAACAACGGCCTCTACACCAAATACGCACTGCAACATACAAAGAAGAGTATGCAGGCGGAGTGGGTGGCTTCCACGTCGAGAGGGGCAGACCTCCGAAACCGCTCGGCGGTTACTGGATGAAGTTGAAATACCATAAGATGAGGGTGGATGGCTCTGATGTTCGTGTTATAGATGCTTGGTTTACAACGACAAGCACGCGATAGGACTCACAAAACAAGGGCAAATGTTGTTTATTTTTGTAACAAAATCAGGGCAATATGCGAAACATCAAATACATAGTCGTTCACTGCACCGCAACGCCTCAGGCGGCTTCCGTTGAGGCTATTGTTAAGTATTGGAAAGAGCAATTAAAATGGAAATCGCCTGGCTATCATAAAATAGTAAAACCAAATGGAGAGGTTATCACATTGGCTTCGGATGAAACGGTATGTAACGGTGTCGCTGGGCATAATTCTGTTTCACTTCATGTTAGTTATATCGGAGGTGTCGATTCGAGGCTTAATCCACTCGATAATAGAACGGGCGGTCAGAAGGAAGCCCTCCTCCAAGTGCTTTATAGCTGGAAAAAAAAGTACCCCACAGCAATAATCCAAGGGCATAGAGATTTTTCGGGGGTGAATAAAGCCTGCCCATCGTTTGATGCTAAAAAAGAATACGCCAGTGTCGGTTAAAGATGCGTGCTATCGCAAGGTTAAGGCCTCGTACAAAGTTTTCCCATCAGCAAGGGCATCTCAGGCTATTGCTAAATGCAGAAAAGAAAGCGGTTCAGTGAGAAAGGGCGAGGCAGGTGCTTCGTTGAAGCGGTGGGAGGCAGAGAAATGGGTGGACACACGCACAGGAAAGCCCTGCGGAGCAGGAGGGAAGAATGAATATTGCCGACCAACAAAAAAGGTGTCCAAAGACACCCCAAAAACAGCAGGAGAGATAGGAAAGAAGAAGCTGGCGGCCAAAAAAAGGGAGAAGGCTAAGGTTGGTATGGGTAAGAGGGTAAAACCCGCTTAAACTACTCGGTTTTCTCAATCTCCCCCTTCAACTTCTCAACATATACAGCCGCATCCATCAACTCCTCCTGCAAATGCTGAAGCCACTGCATCAGCGTCAGGTCATCGCGCTCCATCGTAGTGCCGTACTTCTCCCTGCCCTTTTCCGCTCTTGTCCTAAGTTGGGAAACAACGGCTTCGGTTATTTTGTCGGTCATTAAGACTTCGACTTAGCGTAAATAGACCATACGATAGCAATAGAGGCTAATACCGAGCCAGTTAGTTCCTGTACCTGGTCGTCAGAAGCCCACCCCTTAGTAGCTAAAACAGCACCGAAGGCAGAGAAAAGGTGTCTAACCACACCAAGCCATTGTTCAAGAGTTAAGTTTTTCATGAGTTTGTTGTTTAATGGTCAAATGTAGGGATTATGCGCTTAAAAAAAAATAGGGGGTATGCGCTCCCCCTATTCTCTAAACACCTAAACTCCCACAACCCAAGTGAGACTACGCACAAATATACAACTATTTCTCTCTCGAAAAACTTTTATACATATTTATTCTTTTATTTTCGTTTTGCTCGGCATTTAGGTATTCAGCCATCCGAGCCTTCAGATTGGATGCAAGCTCCTGTGCAATCACAGGTTCGTTTATGAGCTGCCTAATCCTCTTGTACCATAAAGAGTGCTTATGCTCAGGGATGAGAAATCCGTGAACACCATCCTCAATACAGTCAGCATACATCGGTATGTCAGATGCAATAATAGCCTTCCCCATAATAGCAGCCTCAGATATTTTGAGTTCAGACTTATATGAGTTGAACTTAGTGTTCCTTAAAGGTGCTAACGAAACATCAACGAAGTTGTAACCACCAATGTAAGAATATATGTCGGCAGCAGCTATTCTCTTGTAATTTATGTTATAGAGGTTAGAGCTAAAAATATTCTCGTATGCTCTATAAACGGGGTTGTCATTCCATCCTGCAAGGTACAAGTTGTATCTTCCATCAAGGCTTTGGTCATGGGCAAGCTTACCCATAGATATTCTTAATATCTCAACATCTTCCTCATGCTGAGCAGCCCCAAAATATCCTATCGAAAAAAGGGGTTTATCAACGGGTTTACGCTGAAACTGCTCGAAGAGATGAGGGTAGGGTATATTAGGCAGTATTTCAACGTTTTTATTCAATTTAAGACACTCTTTTGCTAAATAGGTAGTTGTGGCAATAACAGCATCGGAATGTCTTATATGCGCTGCTACGAGCTCAGAGAGATTGTTGTCTAAATAGTGCTTATAAAACGAGTGGCCAGTGCCTAAGTGCCAGTAGTCGTCAATATCGAGTATAACACCAGCACCAAAGGACTTCATTAGAGCAAGTCTAACCTTTAACTCATCGGGATTCGAGGCAAAACTCCTCGAAACAACAAAAAGGTCTATAATAGAAAGCTCCTGCGGAGTTAAAAAGTCTACATTATCGGTAGAAACAACCGAAATATCAGGACAAACCTCAATCATACGAGTATGAGGCATCTCTAACCTATAAAATGCCGAACCCGTATTAGAAGAAGTGTATAATAAACATACAACCATAAGCCAAAAATAGCCGTTTTGTAAATGAACACGCAATCAAAAGACAACAACCACCAAAAAAAATCACTGCTATTAAACTATCCATATATAAAACCCCCTGATATTCAGTGAGTTATGTATATGTATTGTTTTATACGCGGTACTACTGTAAAAAAATGGCTGAGCTGTTCATATAATATATATATTATATATATACTGTTTATACAGTATATATCCTATACAATATATATTTCAGATTATCAACATATGTTTCAGATATACAACATATGTTTCAGAATTATCAACATATATTGCTAATTCTGAAATATAGAAAAAAGAATATAAATATTCTTTTTTCTTTTTGGTTCTTTTTCTTTTTTCTTTTGCAAATGAGAATTTCGAACATATCCACAAATCCGATTGCTTTTGTGTGAACAACTTTGAAGTGGCAAAAAAAAGGTGTTCCGCAATTCAAAGTTATAAACAAAGTGGTGTGGATATGTTCATGCATTGTTACCTCATGTGGTGAGGTGAAGGTGGGGGAACTATGAACATAGTGTCAAAGTTTGCGTGGGTGTTGCTATTCAAAGCAATCGAAAAATATTTTTGAGCGAAGCGAAAAAATGCCTTAATCCCTTCGATTATTGCGAAGCGAAGCGAAGCAATAAGCGAAGGGCAAAAATTTTTGAAAATTAGGCATATTGTAGACGTTTTCTTTTTGGGTGGTATGTTTCTACCTTTTGAAGATTTTTGTCGCTGTGTGTGCGTGGTGGAATATCCCTACGACCTTATTCCCCTATGTCCTTATCCTCTCGCCTCCTCACTTCCTTGTTTATTCAATTCATCAGATAAAAAAAAGCCCGAAAATTCGGGCTCTTTTTACTTTGGTTCTGGCGTTGGTTACTTCTGCCACCACTTCCGATAATCTTCGGGCTCGGTTGGCCTTGTGCTTATCTTGTTGTTTATCGCTTTCCCGGTGGTATCATAGTATCGACCATAAGTTACGGGACTGCAATATACCGCGGGTTTGTAACCTTGATTTGAGTATAAACTGCCCTCGTGTTCGTGGAAAAGGTGCGGGTTTATTATCAACGTCTGCCCGCTTCCATTCAATAAGGCAAATTTATTCGAGCCTCCCGCTATGTACTTAAGTGCCTCGGGGTATCCTTTGCGGTTAATAAAGTCCTTAGGCCACTTGGCTAATACATCTCGGACCAATAACGCGGTGTCGCTGTGGTTCTTGTCGTATGGCGCGGTGGTTATTACTCCATTATGGGCGAAGGCTAACGCTTCATGCACTCTAAACGGGTGCGCGTTGGCTTCATTTACTCGGCCTTGGGTCGAAATGCGGAAATGCAATATAATGGGGTGGGGCGTGCTGTTGCGTATGTCTATGTACTTACGCCACAATTCGGCTGCACTGCTCATCTCTTTAACGATTTCTACGCGGTTGCCACGAACATAGGCGAAGCCTGCTCCATCAGGATTATTATCCCACAAATTATTAAAATTGTCAAGGCTTATAACTTGGGCTTTTCTTGGGTTTACTATTAAGGTACACATGGTTTAATGATTTTTAAGTTTGTTTTTTAAGGTTAGGAAAATAAGGATTAGCAAAATGAGTAAGTCTAACATTCGGTTTGTGTTGTCGGTGGGTCTGCGCGCTCGGTGTTGTCGCGGGATTGGTCGGGCTCGGGTTCGGGCGTTACATCCTCGGCTAAAAACTGAAATAACTTTTCCGCTTCCCTTATTTGGTTTGCCGCGTTTCGCAAAATGTCCGTTTTTTCAAATATCAAATTGTAGTCGGCTTGGGCTTTTGAAAGTTCCGCATATATGGCCCTCGTTTCGTCTGAGTTTAACGCGCTCAACGCATCGCGCCACTTTTGGCCGCTTGCCTGCATAGCGTTTATACTTACTTTGTCGCTTAGGCTTTTAATTAAGGCGTTCAATTTGTTCTGCTCGTTTAGTAGCTGTGTTCTCTCGTGGCTTATGGCGTTCCGCTCGCTGTCGTTCTTCCCGATTTCGGCTTTTGCTTTCAACTGCGTATGGTTTAGTCCTCGGGCTTTTATATCCGCGTATGCGGCCCTAATTTTTGCGTACGGCCTGGCCCACTTGCGCCCATTGGTCGTTATTGGTCGGCTGTGGCTGGCGGCTAAACTTGTTTGCTCCAAATAGGTTTGTACTCGCTTTTGGTGGTACTCGCTATTGGGCCTAAATGGTACGCTATGGAGGTCGCGGGCGGTTACTATGAATAAACGATAGATACCAACAATACCCAAGGGCGTATACAATTCGCTCAAATGTCGGTTTAGTTCGCTGCTCGGGTCTAAAATTGCCTTTCCTATTTGCTGCTCACTTTGCCGAAAATAGGACCTTAGAAATAGTTCTATTAACTGCACTCTCCAAACAAGGGTGGCCGTGTCGTGAATAATAGGGAATAACCTAAATTCTAAAGTTTTCCCGCTGCTGCTGTTTACACTTATTGCGTTATATCGGCTGTCGCTTGTACCTTCGCTGTTCATCCCTAAATAGTTTTTTTCAGCGAACATATACGCGGGGTCGTGGCGCGTGTCGCGGGCTATCGGCTTAGGGTTGCAATATCCTCCGCTAAACTTATAACGCGGGCTTTCCGTGGTTTGGCCCTTTCTAATTTGCTCGTTTTTCGTTGTGCTGCTTTCGGTTATTCTATCAATGTAGAGCGCGTACAAAACGGGCAAACATCCCAGCAAATACTGGTAAAGTTGAGCGGGTCTATATTGCGGGTGGCTTAGGTGGATATGCCCTCCGCAATTTTGCGGGCTTCCGCTGGTTTCGTCGGCGTTTATTAAGTACGACACAGGGGCAAAAAATTGTAGTAGGTCGGCTGCGTTTGGCGTTAATTCCTTTGGCGGGCTCTTTAGCTCATAGCCCGAAGAATTTAAACTGCCGTCGCGCTCCTTTATCCATATTTCGCCCGCTTCAAAAAACGCGCGCTTTACAATTTCCTCAGCCTCCTCCGCTTGCTTATAATCGCTGTTCTGTTTCTCGATTTCAACCCCGAAACATGGGTTTTTAAAGCGGTCCGATATTTTACTCATGTAGTCGCTATAGTTGCTATAAATGCGGGCCGCGTGCATCGCGTCCGATATTGTGGTGTGATAATTAAAAATTGTACTCATTTTTGGGTTGTTTAAAGTTTAAAAATTGAAGGGTTAAAATTTGGGTTGTGTTGTCGCTTACATAGTTTGGGCTGTGTTATTAACACAATATGTGGGGGTGGTGGGCGTGTTTTCATGCTGCAAATATGCAAGTTTTTTTAATGTATGCAGCCGAAAAGTATATTTTTTTTTAAGGTAGTGCCCATGCCCATGCCCATGCCCATGCCCACACACACACACACACACACCCGCGCGCGCACACACAGGCGCACACACCCGCACCCATGCACACACGCACATACATACATGGGCTGACGATTGACGACGATTGACGATTGACGACGATTGACGATTGACGATTGATGACCGTTGACAACTGATGACGACTGATGACCGTTGACAACTGATGACGACTGATGACCGTTGACGATTGATAACCGTTGACGATTGACGACGATTGACAACTGACGATTTTTAACATATTGACTACTTTCTTAAATTTTTTTTTCAATGAGTGGT